TACACTTACCTGATTGTGACGCTGATGAGGAGGAACTTAGACATGCATTTGATGCTACCCTTGGAACTGATCGTGTATTTTTGTTTGATCATTTTGGGTCTACCGCCATTGACAATATTATCAACCGAGTACGCTTTATGGCAAAAGGTCTCAATTGTCGTTATGTATTTCTTGATCACGTATCGATTGTGGTCAGTGCTCAGGAGAATGGCGACGAAAGAAAAGCACTAGACGAGATCATGACTAAGCTTCGTACTATCGTGCAAGAGACTGGCATTGCTTTGTTTGTGGTGTCTCACCTTAAGCGTCCCGAATCTAAGGGACATGAGGAAGGAGCTGCTACATCCCTAGCACAGCTACGTGGTTCAGGTTCGATTGCTCAACTATCAGACATGGTCATTGGATTAGAGCGTAACGGACAGCATGAGGACGAGACCGAGCGTAACACTACCTACGTCCGAGTATTGAAGAATCGTTTTAGTGGTTTAACTGGGTTGGCTTGTCGTCTCTTGTATAAGCGTGATACAGGTAGAATGACTGAGCTCCCTTCTGAGGAGAAGACATTATGAAAAAGATATTACTTGCAGTAAGTTTATTTATGGTGTATAATATTAGCATGGCTTGTACAACTACTATCGTTTCATCAGGTGGAAAGTATGTAACATGTACTGTCTGCCCTAACGTGGTGATATGTAATTGATTAAATGGAGTGGTACTTTACTATGCTTAATTGGAATAGCGTTAACTAGTTTCAATGTATATCCCCTTAATATATTATTTGGACTGGTTGGATCAGGCTTGTGGACTTATGCTGGTGTACTGCAGCGTGACATACCTTTGATCCTGGTTGAGGCTGTAGCAGTTGCCTTGTACTTTGCAGGGGTGGTATCTTATGTAACATATTCGTTGCATAAGTGGCTTTAATGTAACTTTTATGAATCATTATGAAAGAATCTTTAATCATCGTTGCTACTCTGTTTGGTGTGCTGCTTGGCTTCTTAGTTAGTGAACACAAACATAGGTTAGATAACATTCAATGTACTAGTTATTCTACTAAGCATTCGAAATGGGATGGATACCTAGCACGAAACGAACATGGAGACATACGCTGCTTCTGGTTAGAGCGTGAATATCCTTGGAGACTCAGGCATGGAGTACCTGTATAGTGGTATGGAAGTGTCCTCCTTTAAACTTGTTTAACTGGCATAACTTATGGAAATGGAAAATGGCACATCCTGATCAATTATTTGGAGATAAAACTTATGCTCAACATGGAGATGATATTGTTATTCGGATTCTCTTTCACAGTCTCGGCATTACTACTCCTTCATACTTGGACGTGGGAGCACACCATCCTGAACGGATTAGTAATACTAAGTTGTTCTATGACAGTGGTAGCAGGGGTATTAATGTTGAAGCAAATCCTGAGTTACATAAAATATTTTTAGAAGAAAGACCTGAAGATATTAATCTTAATGTAGGAGTTGGTACTGAGCCAGGCTTTCAAGATTTTTATATGATTGATAGTCAGTCAGGACGTAACACTTTTATTAAAGAAGTAGCTGAAGGATTTGTAAAAGACTTTCCTCAGTTTAGTATTACAGAAATAAAACAGATACCAGTATTTACAATCGAGCAGGTATTACGTAATCGCAGTGTCCCCGACTTCTTAACGATTGATATTGAGGGCATGGACTATGATGTATTACAGAGTATTGATTATCGCAGGTATCCATTTAAAGTAATCTGCGTTGAGATACAACCATATAGTGAAGAAGATATCAGGACTCTAATGTTTAGTGTCGGTTATCATTCTGTTATTCGATGTGGTTCTAACTTGATATTCATTGATAAAAATTTAACAAATCGAGTAAGATAATGTATGCGTGTAATATTAGACATAGAAACAAATCTTAAGCATGACAAGATATGGATGTGTGTTACTAGAGAAATAGGAGGAGATGTAAAAGTATGGAAGGAAGCAAGCGGACTACAAAAGTATTTGGACAGTTGCGATTTGATTATAATGCACAACGGAATATGCTTCGATGCCCCAGTACTGAGAAGGAACTGGAACATTACGATGAAGCAGAACCAGATGTGCGATACGCTCGTGCTAAGTCGTCTTCTAAATCCAAGCCTAGAGGGAGGACATAGCCTAGAAGCATGGGGTCAACGCTTAGGTTTTCCTAAGATGGATTATAAAGCAGCATGGATTGACGAAGTAACATTCGAAGATAACGGTAATCCAAATAGTTTTAGAAAGTTTGTGCAATATAAAGAAGGAGATTGGTTTAATAAGCCAATCATGAAACTGTTGGAGAAGTACTGCATTCAAGATACTTTAGTAACTGAGAAACTGTACCAGCATTTAACTGCTGAGCTTACTAGAAATAAATTTGATGAGAGGAGTATTAAACTTGAGCACAATGTACAAGCGGTCGTCGCTACGCAAGAAACAAACGGATTCAAACTCAATGAGAGAGGTGCTGTCACGCTTCTTGCAACGCTGCAGAATAAGTTGGCTATTCTTGAGGCTGGGCTTCAAGACATTTTTCCAGCCAAGACAATCGAGCGAGTCTCTGAGAAAACAGGTAAACCTCTCAAGTCAAAAGTCGAAGTCTTCAACCCAGGCAGTCGCAAGCAAATCGGTGAAAGGCTCATCGAGAAAGGCTGGAAGCCAGAGAAGTTCACAGAAAACGGTCAGCCAATCGTCGACGAAGGGACGCTCGAAGGCTTAGAGTTTCCTGAAGCAAAAGCTATTGCTGAATATTTGTTACTACAAAAAAGAATAGCACAGATTAAATCTTGGTTAGATGTGATACAACCTGATGGTAGAGTACATGGTAAAGTAATAACAAACGGTGCAGTGACAGGACGGATGACACACCACAGTCCTAACATGGCACAAGTACCTAGTTGTGGTAGCCCCTACGGAGAAGACTGTAGGGATCTTTGGATTGTAGAGAAAGGATATAAGTTAGTTGGTATCGATGCTTCAGGACTGGAGCTTAGGATGCTTGCTCACTATATGAAAGACGATGCGTATATTTATGAGGTCACACAAGGTGATATCCACACAGCCAACCAGAAAGCTGCTGGACTCGAAACACGTGCTCAAGCAAAGACGTTTATATATGCATTCCTCTATGGTGCAGGGGCTGCCAAGATCGGGAAAGTTGTGGGTGCTGGAGCGAAAGAAGGACAACGACTTATTGATTCTTTTCTGGAAAACACCCCGAAACTGCGAACACTTAGGGAGGACGTGGCTAGAATCTGCAAGTCGTCGGGATCATTACCAGGTCTTGATGGACGTAGACTACACGTTAGGTCTGACCACGCAGCAGTCAACACACTTCTCCAAGGTGCGGGTGCGATTGTCATGAAGCAAGCGTTAGTCATACTAGATGAACGACTGAGTAAACTAGGTGTTGATTATAAGTTTGTTGCTAACGTGCATGACGAATGGCAGATTGAAGTAGAAGAAACATACGCAGATATGGTAGGTAAGTTAGGAGTACAAGCTATCGAGCAAGCAGGTCGTGTATTAGAAATGCGATGCCCTCTCACTGGCGAGTACAGAGTAGGAAATTCATGGAAGGAAACACACTGATGGAAGAAATTAAACAAGCAGTACTTAAACTTCTAAGACAAGGTAATCATGTGTCGACTGTTAGATCACTGCTACGTGAAGCAGAGAAAGAACTAGATCAAGCACAAGAATACTTAGAAGCTATTAAAGATGCAGACTTTGCACCATGAAGATGGAAGATATACCTGAGCATGTAGAACCATTAGTTATTCTAGGAAACGACAACGATTACTTGACTGTATATACTTGTCTATCCAATGAAGATACTATCGAAATACTGCGTCGATCCTTACATGTCCTTGAAATAGAACAGGAAGAAGCAGATAAAAACTTGCATTTGCATTAAAAATAGTGTATAATATATGTAGTTGTTTACTAAGGAGAAATAAATGGAACAAGCAAAACCAGTACCAATTAAAGCCGACCTCTTCTGGGCTTCATTAAATGAGAAGAACAAATACTCTGACAAGTTTCAGGTAGATCTTTGCAACCTATCCAAGGATGCTATCAAGACTTTGATGGACATGGGTATCAATGTAAAGAACGACGCTAAGAAACCTGACCAAGGCTTCTTCGTTACTGCTAAGAGCAAGCTATATCCTATCCTCGCAGTAGATGAGAAGGGTAATCAGATCACTGTTAAGATTGCTAACGGATCTAAAGGTGTAGCTTTGATTAAACCATACAACTACAATGTTGGTGGTAAGCAGGGTGTAGGAGTGGGCATTAGCAAGATCATCGTTAAAGATTTGATCGAGTACAAACCTACTGGTGTTAACCTAGCAGACATTGAGGAAGAAGCTCTCTGATGCAAATTGCCCTAATTGATGGGGACATCTTAGTATATCGCATTGGCTTTTCATCCGAAGAAGATGAGGAGTCAATAGCGATAGCTAGGTGTGGTGAGTTTCTAGAGAACCTGATTCTCTTCAATGGATTTGAGGACTACAAAGGATACCTTACAGGTGGTGGTAACTTCAGGAATGAAGTAGCAGTAACTGCTCCGTATAAAGGTAATCGTAAATCAGCTAAGCCAAAGCACTACGCTATACTAAGACAGTATATGCAGCAGAGCTGGGGCTTTGAGATGATTGAAGGACAAGAAGCAGACGACGCTATTGGTATCGCAGCGTATGCACTAGAGCCTGGTGAGTATTGTATTTGTACAATTGATAAAGACTTAGACATGATTCGTGGTGATCACTTTAACTTTACTAAGGATCTCCGATATTATGTGACTGAGGAAGAAGGCATCAGGAATTTTTATAAACAGATTTTAACTGGTGATCGGGTTGACAATGTTATTGGGATTAAAGGCATTGGAGAAGTTAAAGCAGAAAGAATACTCAAAGAATGCAAAGACGAAAACGAAATGTATATTGCTGTCCTGGAGGCTTACAAAGGCGACGAAGCAAGGGTGCTGGAGAACGGACAATTGTTATGGATAAGAAGACAGTCAAACGAAATCTGGAAACCTCCAAAGTTATCTACGTCCAGTGGGTCGACGCAGTTGCCGACGCAGGATGGGAAGACGAAGTCAAAGCAGAAATAGATCTTTGCCATACTGTAGGATTCTTAATCAGCGAAACAAAAGATGCTATATGTATTGCGTCCACAGTGTCTAAGGATAATAGTAACGCTAGGATACACATACCTAAGGCATGGATAAAGAAACGAAAGGTAATGAAGTTTGAAACCACAGTCAGCAAAAGCAAAAGGAAGAAAGCTACAGCAGTGGGTGAGAGACCAGATACTCCAACGATTCCCTACGCTGAGCACTGATGATGTCAGAAGCACAAGCATGGGAGCGAGTGGAGAGGATGTTCAGCTTAGCTCGGCTGCTCGTAGTATTTTTCCTTTTCAGATTGAGTGCAAGAATCGTAAAGCTATTGCAGTCTTCAAAGATTATGAACAAGCTCAGACGCATGGACTAGTTGAGCCACTCGTAGTCTTGAAGCAGAATAATAGTAAGCCTCTTGTCTTAGTAGATGCTGAGTACTTTTTTGATTTAGTAAAACGTGGTAGTTAGTTACAGAAAGTTTCTGCTGTACAAACTGCTACGTATTATAAGGAGAATAAATGGAACACCCAGTAAATAGGTATACATTTTTATTTATCGAAGGAGATGAAGTAGATGCACGTTATGACTTTCCTTTTAATAAGGAAGTTCGTCATGAGTTTAACATTCAAGCAGATCAGTCTTGGGACTATGTGATGCGAGAGTTTATTTCCTTCTTATCAAATATATATGGATATCAAATTAATATAAAGGATTATAATGACGACCCACTTAATAATACCAGACTGTCAAGTGAAACCTGGTCATGATTATAATTATTTACGAGCGATAGGAAACTACATTGTTAAGAAGCGTCCTGATGTTATTGTTAATATTGGGGACTTTGCGGACATGCCTTCATTATCAAGCTATGATAAAGGAAAGAAGTCCTTCGAGGGTAGACGATATAAGCATGATGTAGCAGCAACACACGAAGCAATGGACATCTTATTAAAACCACTGCGTGACTTACAAGCAAGACAGCGGAGGAATAAAGATAAGGTATATAAACCACGAATGGTATTAACACTTGGTAATCACGAGCATCGTATCAATCGTGCAGTTGAAAACGATTCGATGTTAGATGGTACGATTTCAATAGAGGACTTGAAGTATGCTGAGGCAGGTTGGGAAGTTATTCCTTTTGAGCAGCCAGTTATTGTTGATGGTGTTTTATATGCCCATTATGTTACTGCAGGTGCTCTTAATCGCCCTGTTGGATCGGCAGCAGCCATTATCTCCAAGAAACACCAGTCGTGTGTTGTGGGTCATCAACAAGGTAGACAAGTTGCTTACGCTATTCGAGCAGATGGCAAAACGCTTACGGCTATAATTGCAGGGAGTTGTTATGAACACGACGAAGATTACATGGGGGCTCAAGGTAACCACTATTGGAGAGGTATTGTGGTCTTACACGAAGTTCATGATGGTTGCTTCGATGAGATGTTTGTTTCCTTAGACTTTTTAAAGAAGAGGTATTTATGAATCCAATAGCAATGCCTAGACCCTACGGATACTCAGA